GAAGATTCTAGATTTAACGAAGTAGAAATGGCTTTGAACGAAGCTCGCAGAGCTGTCGACCGCCACTTAACCAAACACGTTGTTAAGGTTATTTTCGGTGCAGACGCAGCAGACGCAGACTTTGGAACCATTGCACTTGGTGCAAATCCTAAAGAAAACGATATCACAAACTTTGGCACAAATCCATACGGTGGTTTCTTTGGTAGTGGAATGACAACTTTCGCAACCGGAACCAGCAACTTAGCAGGCCGTTTGGACCAGTATGCAGACCAAACTGTTTTAGAAATGATTCCTACAAATGACTCGTTCTACCCTGCTGCTACATCAACAGGTGTAGGTTCAATCGCTTTAACAGATATTTCAGCTGCAATCAGTAAGATGGCAAGAACTGGATATGAGGCAACTCACTTGTTCATGTCACCAAAACACTTCGAAAACTTACTAAAGCTCGCTGATTTCGCAACCGTCTTTACGGCAAGTTCTGCAGTAGCTGGAAGCGTAAACGCAGTCGGTGGTAACTTTATGCCAGCCGCAGCAGGTGACAACCCGTTCGGTGACATGCTAGCTAATGGTGGAATCAAAGGACAACTTTATGGTTTAACCGTAGTCGTAAATGCTTGGGTCCCACAAGACCGTATGGGTATTTTTGACTTATCAACCAAACCAATGGCTTACGTCGAAAGAAGACCTTTGACTGTTGAAGAAGCAAACCCCGGTTTCGGAATTGTCGGCTCTTACATGTCCATGAGATATGGTTTGAAAGTCGTTAGACCAGAAGCTGGTGTTGTCGTAGTTTCATAGATAGACTGAATATCATTTAACTAAGGTTCGGGGAGAACCTCAATCTCCCCACTAAATTTTAGGATTATACCAATGGTAAGATACAGAAAAGAACTACAAGGAGCATCAAACTCTATAAAAAGAAAAATACAAGCTATATCGAGAGCAGACACAAGTAGTCAAAATTATTATGTTACCGCGGCATCATTAGGTGGAGAACCTAATTATACCCTTTCTTTAACCCGTAACGGTGGGTTATCACCAGTTACCGTTGATTTAGATTCGTTAGCAGCCGGAGGTACATCACCCGGCGGAAGTAATAATGATGTACAATATAAAACAGGAGGTACTACTTTAGGGGGAGTAACTCTTGCTAAGGGTAAAATATTAAGTGCTAATGGGTCAGGAGTACCTACTGCCTTAGCCGCAGGAACTAACACTTATGTACTCACAGCAGACTCTACCGAAACGACTGGTTTAAAATGGGCAGCTGCTGCCACTGGAACCATCGGCGGTTCTATAGCAGACAACCAAGTAGCTTTTGGAGCTACTACAGCAAACAGTATTGAAGGTAGTGATAATTTTACATATAATGGAACAGATTTATCTTTAACAAGTGCTACATCAAACAAACCAGTTTTTACTTTAGAAAATACTAACTCTGACGATGCTCCTGCTTTTTTAGATTTTAAAAAGAATGTAGCAGATGGACAACAAGCAGCAAGTGATACATTAGGTCAGATAAGATTTTATGGTAAAGATTCTGCAAACAATTTAGATAGTTTTGTTGATATGTATGCACAATCTCCAACTATAACATCTACGTCTGAAAATGGAGCGTTGTTTATGCGAACTAGGGCAGCA